AATGGGACACGGTGTCTTGCGTCCTGAGTGTGCTGTAGAAGTACAGTAAACCCTTAATTCTGAGCCCCCATTGGTAATCCCTTTGGGGGCTCTTTTTTATCTTTAACTTTATTGAAATAATATGCCTACTCTGACATCTAAACTTGAAGCAGTAAACTCTATGCTAGGACACATAGGCGAAAGCCCTGTGAACAGCATCAGTAACACCAACGCACTTCCTATCTCTGCCGCTACTGCTATCTCTGCTCTTGATGAGGTAAGTCGCTCGGTTCAGACAGAAGGATGGCAATTTAACACAGAAGTAAATGTCTCCCTGAGCCCTGCTGGGGATGGCACTATAACTCTTTCAGATGACATCATAGAGATGGACCCTATCGACACGTCCATCGACGTTGTTCAGCGTGGTCTAAGTCTCTTTGACCGTTCTAATAACACCACCGTGTTCACCAGTGACCTCAAGGTCAACCAGACACGCCTACTTGACTGGGACTCGCTACCTGAGCCAGCAAGACGCTACATTACCCTACGTGCCTCTCGGATATTCCAAGGACGTGTGGTGGGTTCCAGAGAGCTTGAAGCGTTGATTGCTCGTGATGAATACATCTCCCGTGCTCAGCTATTGGAGTTTGATGCAGGTAGCTCTGACAGAACTATATTTGACAGCTATGATGTAGCGACAAGAATTGGTATCAACCGTAACTACGACCTTACATAATGGCTTTAATTAACACTTCGGTTCCTAACCTTATTCAAGGTGTCTCTCAACAACCTGATGCCACTCGTTTTGATGGCCAATGTGAGGAGCAGGAAAACGCTCTTAGCTCTGTTGCAGAGGGACTGAAGAAACGCCCTAACACTCGGCACGTTGCTAGGTTACTACAGACGGCAATCGCTGAGGACAGTTTTGTTCACTTTATCAATCGAAGTGACTCTGAGAAGTATGTGGTTATTCATGACGGGACAAAACTCCAAGCGTGGAATATTCTTACAGGTAACGAAGCTAGTATTGACGGCTCGACTGGTGGTTATACACCTCAAACTGGGAGTTATTTAGACGTTTCAAGTGCTCGCGAGGATGTGAAAGCACTTACGGTTGCAGACAACACGTTCTTATTGAATACCAAGAGAGTAGTTCTCGAAGATAATACGGATATATCTGACCCTGTAAATAAAGATGCATTCGTATTTGTGAAGCAAGGGGATTACTCAAAGAAGTATGCAATTATTTTTAATGAGAACCAAACTGCCGAGATTACTCATACATATCAGCTTACGGGTTATCTCTATAATCAACCCTTATTTAGTAATACTTTTACCATCGCAAATGGCGGAACTGGTTATACGCCAAACACTAGCATACTTTGGTTTGCAAACTCCCTCGATAACACTATCCTGTACATTAACACAAATTCATCAGGTGTAGTCTCTGGTTTTACGTTAGGAGCAACTACTGTTACAAGTGCTTCTTATGTATTTACTTCTATGGGTAGTCCCTTTGGTAATTATGGGGGCTACGTCCCTCCCGTTCCCTCCCCAACAGGTGCGTCTAGTAGCTCGATTGGTACAGTTGACCACACAACTGCGATAGCGAGTGCTAATAACTCAAATGGTGTAGGCGCACGTTCTACTAATATTATTACTAACCTCGCAGTCGATGCAATTAATAATAGTAACCTTTCGGGTTATTTTGACGTAAATAGTAAGGGAAATGGGTTGAGGTTTACATTAAAACCCGACGCTACAACTACGGACTTTTTCATTAGAACTGAAGACGACTTAGCTGGTGAAGGGTTGGGACTACTTTACAAGGAGGTATCTGCCCTCACATCCCTACCACTGAATTGTCCAAATAACTTTAAGATTAAAATTATTGGGGATGCGGAGATTGACCAAGATGACTACTACGTTCAGTTCCGCACGGCAAATGGCGGAGATTGGAGCGAGGGGGCTTGGCAAGAAGCTGTTGGGTTTAATACAATCCAAAGTTTTGATGCAGCTACAATGCCACTTACGTTAGTAAATAATGGTTTGGATTCATTTGAACTAAAGCAAGTATCTTGGGACTCAAGGACAGTAGGAGATAACGACACCAATCCACTGCCTTCCTTTGTGGGTAGAAAAATTAACAACATGGGTCTATTTAAGAACAGATTGGTGCTGTTGTCTGGTGATAATATCATCTTCTCCGAGGCTGGTCATTTCTTCAACTTCTTTAGAACAACAACAACCACTCTATTGGACTCTGCTCCGATTGATGTGTCTGTTAATTCTAAATTAGTCACTAACCTCAAGAGTGCGGTTGGATTCCAAGAAAACCTTATTCTGTTTTCTGAATCTGCCCAGTTCGCTCTCAAGGGTGGAAACTTGCTCACTTCAAAGACGGTTAGTGTTAATCCAATAACTAATTTTGATTTCACAACTAAGACTGACCCTCTGCCTTTAGGTTCATATATCTACTACCCATTCACAAGGGGAGCCTTCACAGGTCTGCGAGAGTTCACGGTCAATGCGTCTACGGATGTCTACGACTCTGTAGAAGTCACCGAGCACGTTCCCGCTTACATTCCTAGTAACATTATCGCAATGGCTGGGACTACCTCGGAGGACATGATTGCTCTGCTCAGTGCTGACGAGAAAGGCTCTCTATACATCTACAATTACTTTTGGAATAACAATCAAAAAGTATTAAGTGCTTGGTCGAAGTTTACCTTCACGGGTGAGATACGAGGCGTCGAGTTTATCGAGTCTACTCTATACGCAGTCATCACCAACAACGGAGAGACTAACCTCGTAGAGATGCCTCTAGAGTCTGGTCTAACGGATAATGCTGGTTATGTTACACACTTAGACAGTCGAGTGTCTACCACAGTAGACATTGGCTCCTCTACAATCACCCTGCCGTACACCCCAGAGGACAACTCAGTACAGGTCTATACGACTGATGGGTTAGCTCTTAACTGCACCAATAGCGGTTCTACGGTCACCCTAAGCAACCCTGTGTCGGCTGATACGGACGTATGGGTAGGTATCCCCTACACAATGAAGTATACGTTCTCTGAGCAGCTCTTTAAAGCAAAGGCTGGTCAAGGAAGCAGTCCATCAAACGCAGCCAAGATGATGATACGGAATGGTTCCCTCTACTACGATAATACCAGTTACTTCAAAGTTAAGGTTACTCCTAAGTTCCGAGATACCTACGAGAATGTCTTTACTCCTGACGTTGTTGGTTCTTCTACCATAGGAGCTCTAAGCCTAGACAGTGGCTTCTATCGCTTCCCTGTGTTCACCAAACCACAGGACACGACTATCACCATTGAAAACGAGAGTGCTCTTCCGAGTACATTCCAGAGTGCCGAGTTTGAATCCTTTGTTCACTCCCGCTCTAACCGATATGGATAAACTCATAAGTACCCACGGGTCTTGTAAGGTAGTAGAAGCTACCACCGCCCACGTAGCACGTATCTATCCATTCATGCGTAAAGCAGACAAGATAGAGGTAGCCTGTATGGGACATGAGCCCTGTCAGACGTTACTAAGAGCACTTGAAATGGATGACGTTACCCTAACGGCCCTAGATGCTGATGACGTTCCCTTTGCAATGTTCGGTGTCGGGCAGGTAGGTGCGGTGGCCTACATCTGGTGTCTCGGCACTGATGGTGTTTCTGACAACGCCTACGACTTTCTAAAAGCGTCCCGTGAGTGGACTCAACGATTAACCAAGCCTTATGGAGCGACCTTCAACTTCGTCCATGAGGATAACCATGATGCCATTAAGTGGCTGAAATTCTGTGGAGCTTCCTTCATTCGTAAACTTACCTTCAGCAATCAACCCTTCTTTGAATTTATAATCCCTTCTAAATAATATGTGTCCTCCAGCAGTAATCGCAGCAGTAGCCCTTGGCGCAGCCCAAGCAGGTATGTCTATCCACGGGCAGAGGCAACAAGCCAAGACCCAAGAGAAGATGCAAAAGAATGCCTCTCTAGCTGAGAGACAGAGACACCTACAAGAGATGTCAGCGTCACGCCTACGGGAACGCCAAGAGATGACCTCAGCAGCCCAAGCTATCCAAGAGTCCACCAAGAAAGCCCGTGAAGCACGTGCAACAGGACGTGTGAGTGCTGGGGAGGCTGGAGTAGCGGGATTGAGTGTTGATGCTCTTCTTAATGATATGACACGTAAGGAAGCTGAATATAGTTTCTCTGTTCAACAGCAACAGCAGTTCCAAGCAATCAACCGTGACCTAGCGTTCCAAGATGGAGCGATGCAGTCACGTATGAACCTTCTTTCAATTAACAAACCAATAGCACAACCAAACTACCTTGGTGCTGTTCTTGATGGAGCCCAAACAGGTATGAGTGCTTACTCGTTCGGTTCGGACTCTGGACTTAACGACGCTATAAACACAAAATTCTCATAACAAATGGCATCTAGACAAACTCAAAACGACGGACGCAAGCAGGTAGAACTTAACCTGAACCCAGTAGCCCTAAGACCCACAGTACGCGCTGGAGGCAACTACCGTGTAGCCGTGCAACAGACCCCTAAGACCAACTCAGCGATGCAGTTGAGCCAAGCTTTAAAGCAGGGTGTTGGTTTATACGGTCAAGCCGTAGGCATCGCTACAAAACAAGGGGAAATTGACGCCGATAACATGTCGGACGCTGAGTATGATAAGTTTATACAGGAAGGGCTCGACCCAGAAGCCAAGAGTTTGTTCGGATACACCAAGGCTTACAACCGTAAGTTATCTGAGAAGTATTACGCCACAGAGATACCCACAAAGCTCCAAGCGTTGTCTAACGAGATGTTTAAGAGCTACTACGACTACAAAGACGTCGCCTCCTTTGAGACAGCTCTGGAGGAACGAATAGGTTCTGTTTATGAAGAAGCTGACCAACTCCTCGGCGGTAATGTATTTGGTGAGCAAGCCAACAACGCTCTAAAGTCTGCTACCCGTGCTAACTTCATAAGCAATGAGGTTGCCAAGTTTAGTCGTGAGCTCCCAGAGCGTAATAAGACGATGGCTATGGAGTCGATGGCTCGTAACTTTGCGGCTATAAGCGAAGAGAACATGGAGTCATTCTTTACTACTGCTACCGACGTCTTCAACAATCAAGAAGGCACGCTAGGTTCACGGGCGACAGCAGAGGCAGTCTACGCTTCAACGGTTACTCATATCGGAGGGCTCATCAACAGCAAAAACTCCGACGACCATGACCTTGCTGAAGCTTTTCTTGATACCATCAACGACGGCAAAGGCGAGGACAGTTTGGTTGCAGGCCAAGAGCTGTTTGCTACGCCAGCACGTCAGGCTAAACTTGTGGAGTTAGACGCTCAATTAGAAAGAAGCCGTTTAAGAAACATTGAGGCAGGTAAAAAAGAAGCGACCACGCTGTCGGCCTCTATTCTAGCTGACGCCTATGGACAAACTACGGAATCCGATACCCTAGCCTTTCTGGAGGCTACCGAGAAAGAGCTGAATGAAAATAAAATGTATGAGGGAAACCTAGTTGAGAACTCTTACACACGAGATTTACTAATCATTGGTATCAACCAAGCAAAAGCTAACCCCCAGTTATTCAATCAGGAACAAGGGGCGAGCTATATAAGTGTCCATAACAACTCAGCGGACTTGTTGGATACCCGTGCAGAAGCCCGAATACCAGAGTCGATGTTTACCATTAGAACTGGAGTAAACGGAAATGTGAAGGAACTTAATGAGGCTGGGCAAGAGTTTCAAAGAGAATACATGCTAGAGAAGGACAGGGCGTATGCTGATTTGTTAGCGTCCGTTACAGACATTACGGACCCAGAGGAACGTCGGCTTGCCTTTAAAGAAGGTGAAAAGGATGTAACTGTTCCCCGCATAGAGGCTTGGCTGGATAAAACTCTTAATTCTTCTTCTGCTGTTGCTATAGACGCCCAAGCGTTAGAGGCAAAACAGAATGAAGCTGCGGTCGGTCCTGAGCGTGTTGCTGAAATAAAAGCCTTGGTAGGAGAGAATGCTCCTGCGGTTATTAAGGCTGAGGCTGAGGCGGTGGCGGCAGATGCAACCGACAGGGCAACCTCTGAAACCGTCGAAGGGCGGCTAGTTCCTGCTGGGCATACGCCAGAGAAACGGGTAGAAAACTTTGCGCGGCTCGTAAAGATGGGGACACTGAGTGAGGAGGATGCCTTTGCCTCCTTTGAGGTTATTCATGAAGACCTCTGGACGAATAAAACCCGTCGATTGGGAGGAGCAAGCGTATCGTCCGTGATGCCCTCAGAAGCAGATAAACTACTTATAGGTATGGTTCCTGTGACACGTACCTACCGTGGTGTGACCAAGACCCTTAAACCCTCTTTAGAGGTCCAGTTAGTTAAAGCACAGCAACTCGCTAACCTAATGAAAATTGGAGGAGTTCCTGCGGAAAAAATAATTGAAGGGGGATTCAGTATAGGGGGTGGATATAGTCAAACAGGCAGGGTCTCTATGGATTTTATGATGAAGTTCAATTTTATAGACTTCACACAAATTCCTATAACAATTGGTGGTAACATCAAAAACACTGTGACGGCTGTCCAAGCTTGGAAAGATGGAGGAATGACCCTTGAAAATGTTAACCCTCAGCACCGTGGAACCCTTAATAAAATTGCAGAAAAATACGAAATGAGCGTCCAACAGCTTATGACGTTCCAAAACCTTTACCTAACAACAAACGGCTACATTAAATTATAATTATGGCAATAGACGACTTCCTTAACGCTACTCCTCGTAGCACCCAAAACACCCCTAATCCACAAGAAGAGGCTAATATGTTTACGGACATATTGGCGGCTCCCTTCCGTGGTGTAGAAGGAGCAGTTCAAAGTCTCTATGACCTTGCTGACTTCGCTACAGGCGACGACCTCCTGCCTGATTATGACACTCGTTTCCTTGGTCGCTCTAAGACCTTTGCGGGTGGTATGGTTGAAGGTGTTAGTCAATTTATGACAGGCTTCATTCCTGTCGCAGGACAGCTCAGTAAAGTAGGTAAGCTCAGCACAGCAGCCAAGGGTCTTAAAGGAGCCCGTGGAGTTCGCAGGCTGAACGTAAAGGGTAACATGGCGGCAGGGGCCATTGCTGACTTCTCAATGTTCCAAGCACAAGAAGAACGCCTCAGTAACCTTATCGAAACCTTTCCGTCACTCAACAACCCTATATCCGAATACCTTGCCGCAGATGCAGACGACGGAGAGATTGAAGGACGACTAAAGAACACCCTTGAGGGCTTGGCTCTTGGTGGTGTTGTAGACGGACTTATTGCTGGCGTAAGAGCAATCAAGAAGGCACGTAATGGAGATGACCCAAGGGCAGTCCTTGAAGAGTATCAAAGTGCAGTTTTCTCTGGTCAGAGGGATGCTAAGCTTCTCCAAGAAGACTTTGACAGCACACAGACCTTCCGAGCTACCTTATCGAAGGCGTTGGGTCGTGATGTAACAGGTGAGCCCACAAATGCCTTTGAACTCCTACAGGGCTTCTCGCAGGGCTACGATGGGGAGCTTGCTCCTCTGTTTAAAGCTTTACTTTCTAATGCACCAGAAAGCCTAAAGACCACTATGGTGAACTTTAGTGGTGACCGTTTATCCACCTTCAAGTCCTCTGTAGACAACGCAACAGGACAAGCGTCTGGACTGATTACAATGGGAGAAGGAGGCGTTCGTACATTGGCTCACGAGCTGATGCACGCAACAACGCTTCATAAACTCAACGTAGACATTCAGCACGTAGCAGAGAGCCCCGCCGCGTTCAAAGAAATGATGTTGAAGGCTTCTCAGGGTAACACGGCTACGTCTGGATTAGCTCGCACATACCTAAAGGCTATTGAAAAACTAGGCATGGACGAGAAGGTCTTTGGTTCCAATGGTGTTGCAGGAGTTGACCAAGTACACGGGTCAGCCACACGTGCTTCAGATACGCCTTACGCTTTCACTAACCTTGCTGAGTTTGTCTCAGAAGCCTTCTCTAATGAAGAGTTCCGTTTGGTTCTTAGTGCGATGGAAGGTGACATGCCTAAGAAGTCTGTCTTTGATGAACTTCTAATGGCTGTTAAAGGTCTGTTAGGACTACAAGCTACGGATGGTTCCCTGTTGGATGACGTATTCAAATACACAGGCGACATTGTATCTCAGCAGAACCGTATGTTCGACGAGAAATTTGCCTTCCTTAAAGACGTTGACCAGCTACACGGACAAAACCACCGTACACTAGATGACCGTGGGTCGGACTTCACTACAGCTCTTGATGAAGACGGATTAGAAATTCGTAATGAAAAGGGTGAAGCTCTTAATGAAGATGGCGAAGTCATCGAAAGAATAAGCGAGATGCAGTCGGATGACCTTCTGAAGGAAACATATGTCCGTAAAGACTGGAAGCTCGACTTCGGTGGTAAGCAATGGAGAGGCAAGAGAGTATCCGAAGTTCCCTCCGAGTATCTCAAGAAAGCCTTAGAGTGGGACAGCGTTAAACCTTACATGAAGGAGAAGATAGACCGTGAGCTCCTAGACCGCAAAGAGAACGGAGAGGAACTATATGAATTTAACAAGGAGCGTGAGACCAAATATACCAACAAGCAAAGACAGGTCGCTGCTGATAAGCTCAAGCGTATTACCGAATACGAACAGCTAGAACGCTCTATTAACCAACCTAAAAAGGGACTGAAGGCAATCCTAGAGACTTACAAAAAGCAACTAGAGAACACACCTTCGTCTGACCTTGCTGACCCTAAGAATCCAAAGGACATCAGCCCTGACAAACGTCAGAAGCTAGAGGCGAAGATTAAAGAGGTTGAGAAGAATATAGCAACAGGTGAAAAGCGTCTGGCTAACATCGAGAAGGCTATGGGTGGAAAGACCCCCAAGGAAATTAAAGCTGAGAATGAGTTCATCCTTGCTTCAGGTAAGAGTACCAAAGAAGAGACAGCAAGTTCTGGAGGAAGCACGGACGTTCCAGTATCCGAGCGTATTGAAGAGTTAGAAGCTCGAAAGGCTGAGCTTGAGCGTGGAGCTGAGCCGTTACAAGATGGTAGTATAGGTTATCGCAGAGACGTGTTTGGAGCTCCAGAGGGATTACGCTCGGCAGAAGAACGAGCTGAATTTAAGGAGATTGAGCGTGAATTAGCGGAGTTAAAGAAAGAAGAGTCAAGCAAAACAAAAGCTCAAAGGGAGCTCTTAGGACTTAAAGAAGAACGCCGTAGTCCTATCCTCAATCCTACCCTTCAGGAAGCCTATCGTAGATACCGCCGTAACAAGGAGGGAGGTTTAGCTAATCAACGTGTAGAGAGCTTTAAGGAGTATGTTGGTAACCGTTTCTTAGACAAGACGTCGCCGATGTCCAAGAGAAAGAAGGTTCCTGACCAGTTCCGTGATGAGGGTGATACAAATCCTTATCAGATGGAAATGGGACAAGCCGACGCATCCGTTGACCAAGAAGTAGCCGCGGCAATCACCCGTCTTGCAAAACAACTCACTACAGGTGGCGAAAAGGCTATACTGAGTGCCGCTCGAAACATCAATTCCAGCCGTGGTGCTGTTGGTGTTATCTCGGCTATTGCTGAGCACCTCAATACTACAGGCGTTAAGGGAGAGAAGGTAACCGCTGAGTCACTCGCCGCTGAAACCAAAGAGATGGTTGACCTTCTAGGAGGCAACGAAAACACTTGGTTAGGCGCAGTAGAGCGTCTTAAAGCCGCTGGTGGAACAAGCCTAGCTGACTTCAGGACACAACAGCGTGCCGCTAAAACCCTAATTGACATTATGAGCCGTGACCTTGTTGACCTAGCAAAGGAAGCAAGTGCCGCTCGCAAAGACCCAACAAAGAACCTAGCGGAACTAGAGGCAAGGGTTATCTCAGGTGTTGACCAACTTACCGAAGTTCAACGCATCTGGTCGTTAATGGGTAAAGAAGCAGGTCTGTCCTTGGTTCAACGTAAGTTCCTTGATGGTTCTAAAGGTGGATACCGTCTGAACAAAGACGTGGGCTTTGACTTTATTGCTCGTGACCCCTCAGACTACGCTAAGTACACTACGGAAACCACAGGAACGATGGATGTCCAAGACGTCATCAACAAGCTTATTATGGCTGGTAGTGACGAGGACGTAGCACGAGCTATCAATGCGACAGGGGCAGATGACGCCGCTAACGCTAGAATGAAAGCTGTTGGAGGTCTCACCAGTGAGATGAAAGGTGGCCGAATGATGAACATGGTCACTGAGTATTGGATGAACTCCTTGCTCTCTGGTCCTGCAACTCAGGTCGTTAATACCCTTGGTAGTGGATTAACCACTGCGCTACGGATGGGAGAGCTGGCTTTTGGAGGGCTTCTTCAAGGAGACCCAGACATTGCAAGAGCACTCCTTGGGTTTGCCTTTAAGATGGAGAACTTTAGAGAAGCCGCTACCTTTGCCCGTAAAGCTTGGGACACTCAAGACGCCGTGCTGACTAAAGGTTCCGTAGCTTTCAACGATGCTAATAAACCGTCTGATGCCATCACAGGACAGAACGTCTCTAAGATGTTCAACCAAAAGGGTAAGAGCCTTCCCGAAGGACAGCGTGACTCCATTGAAAAAGCTGTGGATGCACTCGGAACAGGCGTGCGTCTACCAAGCCGCGGTCTTATGACTGTGGATGAGTTCTTTAAGCAACTCAACTACCGTATGTATGTTCGCACTAACCTCGCCTTAGAAGGACTTCAATCAGGTAAAACTGATGGCAAGGAGCTCGCTGAGTTCGTCCATGAGAGGTTTAACAACTACGTTACCAAGGGTGGCCGTGCTTACAATGAAGCTAACGTCTACTTGGATGCTGTAGAAACATCTAAGACCCTGAACGGACTTGAGTATGGTGGGGAGCAAAGAGCGGTTATTCAAGCTGAGCTGGCTCGTCAACCTTATGACCCCTCACGAGGTGGTATTGCGGATGCGGCGTTAGAGTATGCTAAAGTAAATACCTTTACCAACGACCTAGCTCAAGACTCTGTTGTTGGTATTCTTGGTGAAAGTCTTGGTAAGCTGAAGACAAAGATACCAATGCTAAACTTTGTTGTTCCGTTCATTAACACCCCAACAAACATCTTGAAGTTCGCACTCGACCGTACACCTTTAGGTATGGGAGCAGACTTAATCTATCGCCGTAAGAAGCTTACTGAAGGTCTAAAGAATGAAGACCCAATGGTACGCGCACAAACAGCGGGACGTCTTGCTACAGGTGCATCTGCGGTTGCCGTTGGTATGTGGTACACTCTTTCAAACAAGGAGTTCATCACAGGCGGTGGTCCACGAACACAAGAGGAAAAGGAAGCCCTACAATTAACAGGGTGGCAACCTTACTCGTTCAAGATTGGTAATAAGTATGTTAGCTACCAACGTGTAGACCCTATGGCTACTGTGATTGGTCTCTTTGCTGACCTAGTGGAAGCAGAGGAATACTATGACCTAGATGACACTGCGATGGGCAATATGTTCTCAGCGGTAGCTCTATCCTTCAGTAATAATGTTACTAACAAGTCTTACGTTAAAGGTTTGGACTCGATGCTGAATATGCTTCGTGACCCTGCGGCTAACTCAAAGGCACTAGCAGGGAACATTGCTGGTGGATTTGTTCCAACATTGTTCTCTCAAGGACAAAACTACAGCGACGAACGGGTACTCCGTGAGACACGCACAGTCTTTGACTATATGCTCAAGAAGTCTCCTGCGTCTGGTATTCTACCTAAGAAACGAAACTTCCTTGGTGAAGCCGTCAAGTATGAGAATCTTCCAATGGGTGCTGGCATCCTTAACCCCATCTACTTCAGCACTGAGAGTGACAATATGGTAGACCAAGAGTTAGGAAGTCTTGCTCATGGGTTTAACAAGCAGAACAGTAAGATTGGTGGAACTCTTCAAACTAAGGATATTTACAACGACGATGGACGCCAAGCGTATGACGTGTGGCTTGAAAAGACTTCAACCACAAAGATTGGTGGAAAGACCCTTCGTCAAACGCTGGCACGCCTAATCAAGAGCAAGGAGTATCAAGCTCTATCGGCTGACAGTGACCGTTCGATTGGAGAGAAGTCTCCTCGTATCCGTGCAGTTAATAACTGGCTCAGACGTTTCCGTAAGCAAGCTCGTCAAGAGATGCTTGAGGAGTTTCCAGAGTTACAACAGTCGCTCACTCAACTAACTCAAGAAAAACAACAATACCGTTTAATCCAATAACCCCCTCTAATTATGGCTAACAGCTACATTGAATATACATCAGGACTCACAGCAACTACCTACGACGTTCCCTTTAACGTTCTGTCTATTACGGACGTCAACGTGAAGGGCTACAACGGAACCACTTGGAGTGACCTTACAATCTCTTCTCGGAATGCTTCAGCAAAGACCGTAACACTCAGCGGAG